GTCCAAGAGATCTTGCGCAGTATGATTTTCTACGTTTAGCAGCTTTTGATCCTGGTTTTACTTTTCCAGTCACGGCTGTTTTTAATTTAGAACCGGGATTTAATCTTCTGTAGGCTTTGACACCGGCTCGTGTCATACCTGCTCCAGACTTTGTAGGTCTAAAGTTCTTTTTATTTCTAGCTGGCATTGTGCCTTTTGAATAATACTCTCTCATTAAATCATACCCTTATAATATTTTTCATAAGATGGATTACTTAATTTAACTCCGCCATAATCTGTTCTAATAGCTGATCCTGTGTAACCAGCTGAATAACCTTTTGCAGCTTTTTTTCTTTTTGCAAATGTTGCTGCTCTACTAGGTGTAGGGCCTGTATTCGCTTTGGCTTGTTTTCTTCTTACGGCACCCGCACGTTGCCCTTTGGACATCGCTCTTGCTTTTGCAATGGGCACGCATTTTGGATATTTTTTTCTTTTTTCTCCACCACTGCGACCACACTTGGGGAATGAGCCATCCGATCGCTTGTTCGCAATATCGACCCAATTTTCCTTTACCCATGCTCTTAAACCTTTTTTAGCCATAACCGTTTATTCTTCTAGCCATAAAACCACCGCCTGCAGCTTTTTTACGACTACCTTTTTTTCCGCCTGGTGTAATTTTTCCAGAACAAACTCCTGATGCATACATATTAGCATATGCACTAGGATACACTTTAAATTTTCGTTTTGCTGCTGCTTTACCTTTTGGACAAAGTTTTGCCATTACGACCTCGCTGTTTGTTTTGCTCTTGCAAAGTTTGCTGCAGTTGGTGCACCTTTAGCACCTTTTTTTCTCATAGTCTCACCTGAACCTGCAGCAATTCTTTTTTTCTTTGCTGCAATGTTTGCGTATAGACCAGGTCCACCGCCAGCTCTTTTGACTCTGTTATATAATTTACTCATTATACTTTTCCACCTTTTCTTTTCATAGCTCTTCCGCCACCTTTATAAGCAACGCCGCCACCCATAAAAGGTGATCTTTTATCTTTTGCTACACCACCATCTTTTAAGAAACCCATATTGTTTCTAACTTCTTTTGGTAATTTAGGTAAACCTTTATTACCTTTTGGTACTGGTTTTAATTTTTTATCCATTATTTTTTTCCTCCGTTTCTAAATATTTGTGTTCCCTTTATACCATAAATACTCGCCACGACAAGAATCCATAAATTTGTAAACCAGCTCGGGAGCTGCGAGAACATATCAAAGAATAATTTTACCTTGTCCATAGCGGATGGGTCGTCCGATACGACTGCCCAAGCGAGCACCAACACGGGCAAACTGAGAATTATCAAAACTGCCTCGTCCTTCCAGTCTGACTGTCGGGCTTCTAAAAGTTTTCCTTGGTAAGCTTCTTGGCCACGGGCCATCTTTTCAGCATGCATCAGTTGTGCATCTGACATTGCCATTTTTGTTTTTTGCTTGTTAGCATAAATCTTACTTCCTGCAGATACTGCAAGTTTAATCGCTGATAACCACATTAGTTCTCTCCTCTAATTATTGAAACACTCTTAGCCATCTTATCTCCCGATGGAATTGTTTTACTTAAGATAGTTTTTTGTATTGAAGTGTCTGCTCTCATTTTTGCAAGCTCTTCATTCTGTTGTAACTTCTCATCTTGGTTTTGATCGTTCATCATTGCTCTCATTCTATCTAGATTTAGTCTCTCTGCGCCTTCTTTTTCTTTTCTAGCGTTTTCTTGAGCTTGTAAATCTAGTTCTCTTGCTCTTAATTTAGCAATTGGGTCATTATCAAACTGTGAAGTTATCTTTTTCTCTTCTTTTGCAAAGTCTTCCATCATTTCAGACACTAAAATAGCTTTTCTACCTTCAATTTTTTCTTGTAGCATTCGCATTTCTTGTTGAAGCTGTGGATTTTGCATATTTTGTTGCATCATTTGTGTCATTTGAGCTAATTTTGGTAATTCTTCTCTAAATTCTATCTCAATTTGCTCTTGTGCCATCAAACTTATGTGTTCAAGTATGTTTTTTTGTATTGCAGCGCCAACCATCGGTGCATTTTTTACCATATTCGTCTCCATAAAATTTAAATGGGCTGTAATGTGCGCTTGATGGTCTTGTCCAGGGAATGCTTGAAAAGGTTTACCAGCTAAAGCATCAATATGTTCTAATGCTGGGTCTTTTGGCATTGGTTTTTCTGGTCTTTTTAAAATTATATCAATATCTTTTACACCTAAAGCTTCATACATGTTTCTGTAAACTTCGTATTGATTGTGAATTGCAGGATTAGAAGCTGCCAGTTGCATCTCCGTTTGAGCGAGTGATATCCGCTGCGTTTGAGAAAATATATTCGGGTCCGCAACTGGCAATATATCTATTCGGTCGTCGAAATCAGTTTGTTTGATTTGCCTTTGACCGCCAACAACATCATATGGATAAACTGGAGGTAAGTAAAGTTTAAAAACTCTCGCCATTAAACTAAACTCACGTTTCATAGAAGCATATAATCTTTTATGAATTGCTGACATTGTTCTAGATCCTCTTTCAAGAAGAGCAACAGTTGTACCAACTGCTGCATTTTGATTGCCTTCTCCTACTTGCATATCTGCAATAGATGCAAATCTTTGTCCGGCACCAACTACAACACTCATCAATTGTAATAATGTTGGTGATGGTTCTTTAAATGGTAATGGCATAAATGCATCTTTTAAATTACCACCTGGTGCATCTACATCTCTAAACTCTCCCGGTTGAATTGGTTGTGCTTCGTCTCGCATCTTGATCCCACGCATCTTGAATCCTGCTGGTAAATTAGACAGGGTTCCGGCGTCAAGTAAAGATCTTAATGCTGCAGTTGCTGATCTTGATAATCCACCAATCATATGTATTAAACCAAAACCATAAAAACCTAAACCGGGTAAAAATTTAAAGTGTACGAAATATTGTATTTTATTTCTTGTTGCATCACCTACTTCATAGTTTCTTCTAATAGATAATACTTCACGTGAACCTTCTTCTATTGTTACAATGTATGGAAGTTTAATTCCTGTTGGCTCACCTTGTGTGTCCATATCTTCAAAACCTTCTATGTCAAGAGTTGCATGGCACTCTAAAAGTGTAAACATCCTTTGATCTCTACCTTTACTCATGCCACCTAACTCTCGCTCTTTTTTTTCTGACTCTGTTTCATTTGGTTGACCTGGAGTTAACTCTATATCTCTATAGAAACCACCAACCTGTTGTTTTCGAAGTTCGTTCTCTGACATCTTAACAACATGAATAATTGTTTCCGCATCGTCTAATGAGGTAGCCGTGTACGGAACAACTAAGTCATCAGCAGGAACAAACTTAGATACTGTTCGCTGCATAATTTCATCGTAGTAAACTTTTTTAAATGTAGATCCTGTAAGTGGTAAATAAAATAACATCTGATCAAACTCAGATTCGTATTCTTTCATCTCACCCATGATCTGGTAATTCATAAATTCTTTAACTCTCATTGACTGAGCTTCTTTGTCTGGAGTTGGTGTACCAATAATTTGAGTTCTAACTGGACCACTTGATGGTAATAATTCTTTGTAAGCTAAAGATTGAAACTGTGTTACAGCTTCTGCTAATACTGGGTGAACTGCACCAGATGCACCTTTGAATGGTTCTGTGTTATCTTCGTATTTAAATCCTAAAAGATCTAAACCTTTTGTATAAGAGTTTTCCCAATCTTTTCTTGATGCTTTGTAGTCTTGATAGTTTTCATATAAACTATGACCTATTGGAGATAATACTTCTTCAGGTAATAACTCTGCAAGATTTGCAAAATGATCTTCACCCTGTTCTTGACTACCTATTGATGGGTCAAAGTTTATATCAACACTACCATCTTCATTTGGTTGAATGTCGACTGGTTGATCTGGTTGTTGTTCTTCTTGTAATTCTACCTGTACTTCTTCAGGACTAGGAACGTTTATTGTTTGCTTTACGTTTGGTAAAGACTTGTCTATTTCTGCCATTTATTTTCTCCAGTTTCACTGTCTTAACAGTATTATAGTTAATATTCAACCCTTGAGGCATTGGTCCAGATTTAGGTGGTGGGCCTGATTTTTTACCAATCATATCTTATAATCCTCTGTGTATTCTTGCATGCCGATGTCATCTAACCCTACCTCTTCAAAATCATCTGTCATTTGTGCTAAATCTTTTGCTCGCTCTTGTGCAGCAAATTCTGGATCTACTCTTCTTCTTGCATTGTTAAGAGCTACATCTGCATCTCCAGAATCAAACGCCATAAGTTTATCTATATTAGATAATTCTAAACCTTGTTCATCTGCTTTTGTAATCGCAGTTTTAAGGGCATTAACTCCAAAACCAACGCCTAAAGGTCTAGCAACTTTACCAACTCCTTTTAAAATAGATGTAGCTACTTTTGGTATAGTTAATTTCTGACCTGTAGGAAATATTTGTTTTAATCTGTCTCTTCCTTCTTTAGTTTTTTTTAACTCTTCTAAATTTTGTCTAGCTAAATTTTGTTCTTCTAAATTTGTAAGTGTTTCTTGTGCTATACCCGTTTGTGTTTTTTTAGTAATAGGTGTTGTGCCAAATTTCATTTTACCAGAACCTTTTCCAATATTAACCCCAACGTCTTTTGCAAAATTTTCTATAAGTTTTATACGAGGTTTATTTTTGTTAAGTAAAGCTTCATCATATGCCATACTTAAATCTTGTTTAAAACCTCTATTATAACTTGTGCTAATTGGTGTTACATATAATAATTTATCTGGAGTAACCCCTGATCCTTTTAAAAAAGCCTTTGACAAAGGATGATCTAAATCTAATTTTAAATTTTTTGGTAGTTTATTTTTAAATTGATTATATTCATTAAGTCCTTTTAAAGCTGCTGTATATTTTTTAGAATCATTACGATAAGCGTTTTTTATTAATATTCCTATATTTTCTGTTTGAATTCTTTTTAAACCATCTATATTTGAAAAATTATCTAAAAATTTATCCGTAGTTTTAAAATCATTAGGAAGCCATTTTTTTAAAGTTGCTTTTCCTCTAGCGTCTATATCAAATTTAGGGCCTTTACCTATTGCAACATTTTGTGTGTAAACATTTTTTAATAATTTACTAGACATTTTAGTTATTTCTTTTTCTGTCTTTTTAAATTTTTTAGCCATTGAAGAAACAGTAGCATTAGGATTATTTAGTATTTCATCAAATATTAATCCTTGAAGTTTAACACTAGGTGTTCCTATTCTAGCAGCTGAAACTGATGCAGCTTTAAAATCTTTTGCAGCTGCCGCCCCTTCATTTAAAACTTTTTTAAATTCAGAAGGCGTGATACCCATTTCTTTTGTATACAGTTTCATTAGATAAGGATTATCAAAAGCTTTTCTTAAATTTTGTAATTGAAATTGTTCAAAGGCTCCACCAGTGCCTCTTGCCTTTGATTTTATTTTAGTAAAGTCCCCTGTTTCTAAAGCTTCTTTAAAAAATTTTTTTCCAAAATTAGCTGCTCTTTTAAGAAGAGTGTCATACCTTCCAGACTCTAAACCATAGTCTCCCCTAGTCCCACCTTGAAGTTTAACTCTACCACCATCAGCAGCATTAAATGGTCTATCTAAACTTTTTCTTTGTAAGTATTCTTCGTACGTTTCTTGAGACGGGTCAAAGTCTTTTAGTAATTCATCTTTTAATGAACCAGGTTCTAGATCATCTACTAACTCTGCAACTTGCATCTTTGGTTCTGGACGCATTAGATACGCCATCATCTCGTTGTATTCGTGTATCTTCATTATACCTTTAATATATCAGCTAGCCCGCCGCTTGCCGCTTGAACCCTGCCGCCTGTTGCCTTATTACTTCTTTTATTTAAATCATCAGTTACTTTTAATATTTCATTTACATCCATGATTGGTGTTAATGATTCAAATTCGTCAATACGTATTGGTTTTAATCCTAACTCTAACGCTGCTCTTACATAGTCCATGTAAGTTTTAGATGATACCAACACACTTTTGTCAGGCAACACGGGGCCTGTAGGTTTTGGTCCAAAAGGATTTATAGGTTTTGTTGGATCTGGTTTTATTGGTTCACCTTCATCATCACTACCCATTGCATAACTTGTTCTTGTTAATCCACCTGTTGCATTTGGTTTTCTAAATGTTGGATCAAAGTCTTCTAATATTTCTTTTTGTTCTAAATCTTTTTCTAACATCTCTATTACGTCTTCATTAGGTACTCCTTTGTTTGGATTTTTGGGTATCTCCATATCAAAGAAACCTTCCATCTCTAAAAGATCATCCATAGGTTTTAATTGTCGACCTGTTTGATCTGCCTCTATCATTTCTTCTCCAAGGTTTTTAAGGTCTACTATTGCTTCACCAAAAGTATCATTAAAGACGTCTATTGGATCTTTCTTACCAATCTCAATATTTCTTTTTTCTAATACTCTTCTAGCTAGTGTTCTTGTAACTCCTATTGCTGGATCTAATGGCCCACCAGGTCTATTAGGGTTTCTTAATTTTTCAATACCTAATTGTATATTTTCTTTTGAATCTAATTTTGGTGCATCTGCTTTTTCTATTTCTTGTCTAAAAAAATTCATAAGCTCATCAAGTTTTTTAGTTTGTGCATCTTTAGGAAGTCCAGTGTCACCCTCACCTTTGACAATCTTTTCTAAATCACCCATTGGATCATCTTTTGATAAGTTAAAGTCATCTAGTGTCTCGATACCTTCAACTTTCTTTGCATCTCTAACAAGAGGTAAAACCGTGCCTTCTTTCTTACCAGGTTTACCAACCGCTGGTTTTTTAATTTTATCAAAAACATTTTGAATTTGTTTTTTAAGTAATGGAGTTAATTCACCAAACTCTTGTTTAGCAAATTTATATGCATCTTCTATTTTAAGTCCGCTTTTTCTAGCGAGTCTTTCCAAAGCTACTAAAAATCTTGCAATTGCACCCATAATTTTTTACCAATAATACTTATAGTTTTTTTTAGGTAGTTTTTCATCTTGATAATCTTCAGGATGTCCTATTAAACCACCTTGTCTAAATCTCATAACAGCTTGTGTTGTACTGTCAACTAAGTCATCATGGTCTCCATATGGAAACGCAGCGCACTCTTCAACAACTTCCTGAGCAAACTGTTTACTTAAAGGAGCCCATATATTACCAGATTCAAACAGAGGTGCAACAGAATTAACACGAGTATGTTTATCATTTCCTCTCGATGGTGTGAAGTTTACAACAGGTATACCCATATTTCTTAACTCATAGGTTAGTGGTAATCCTGATGCTTTAGACTCAATCAATACAGTTTCTGGTTGCCAGTAATCATATTGCTCTTTTGCAACACGACGTAATTCTGGAAACTCATATCTATCTTTCATTGCATCGAGTAGTATTAATTGTGGTGGTCCTTCTTCATGCTCTCGAAAAATACCCCAAGTTGTTATTGCACTATAATCAGCTGTCTCCTTTTTCATAAATGCGGTATCATATGATTGTATCACATGATCTAATGATGGTATATAATCCTTATCCCAATCTTTCCACCACTCTCTTTTTAAAATTGCACCTTCTTCAGACGTTGGGTTTTGCATCCACTGTGCATTCCATTTACCGAGTGATAATGATGCCTTCACTGATTCCAGTTCGTCGATCTTCCAGTACTCCGGCCATACAGGTTTACCACTCGGCATTATTGCCGGAAACTCTACCACGTCCCATTGATCTGACTTGGGCTCTGTTTGGTTCTTTATAAGAATTCCTGTAAGGTCCTTTACATTCCAACGTGTCATGACACAAACGATTTTACCGCCTGGTTGTAAACGTTGTCTTGGACCGGATGTGTACCACTCGTACGCTCGCTCTAAAGC